TCGCGTTCGCCCAGACGAGCACGCCGATCACGAGCGCGACGATGCAGAGCAGGAGGTGCAGGCTTGGTTCTGGTCGAGTCCAGCTCATGGGATCCTCCTAGTGTTTGGCGAGGCCGCGGCTGAGGGCGTAGGCGACGAACGCGACGGTCGACGCGATCGCGGCGTAACGCGGCGGGAGCGACCCCTCGGCCGACGTCGCGACGGTGCCGACAGCGGTCGCGATGGCGAGCCAGAACTCGGTCGTCTTCCAACCCGCCTTCGCGGGGGCTGCCTTCTGTACTTCCATCGGTGTCTCCTCCTTCGGAGTCAGCGCCTTCCGCAGCTGCGCCACCTGGCGCCGGCTGAGGGTCGAATGGATGTGGATGTTGATCGGCGGGTCGGTCACGGCTTCTTCTTCGCGGTCGGCTTGGACGTGACGGTGCCGCGCCACCAGGCGCGCGGGTGGCGGAACTGGAACCAGCCGAGACCACGAAACTCGCCCGACCTGGGCTTGCCGTCTCCGCCGACCCAATGCACCGTGACTCCGTCGGGGCGGCGCCACTTCGGCCGCGTCGCAGGGACGAGCATCGCGACGGGCGATGACAGGAAGACGCTCGCGTCGGTGTCGCCTTCGATGCCGGTGATGTGGGCGACGCTGGTGTATTGGTGCGCCGCGGCGCCCATGTCGCCGCCCTGCAACGGGTGGCGCGCGCCGTCGTTCGGGCCGTACTCGGCGCGCCACCACGGACACGCCTTCGCGGCGGCGCTGCCGCTGCGGACGGCGGGGATCTGGCTCGTCGACCCGTAAAGGACGGGCCAGTAGCCCAGCTTCGCGTGGACGTGGCGCAGGAAGGCGTCGGCCCACGCCGCAGACTCGCCCGACTCGAGGTCGAGACAGGGCCGTAGATGCCCGGCGCTGGGCGTGCCGATGACGCTGAGGAAGTGGTTGGCCTCGGCGACGGGGTCGCCGTGCTCGGCGAAGTGGTAGGCGCCGCAGATGATGCCGGCGGCATTGGCTCGCGTCGTCCGGTCGTGGTAGGTGGTGTCGACGAAGCCGGTGCCGTCCGTCGCTTTGAAGTAGGCGTGGGAGACTCCCGCCTTGTGCGCGGCGGTGTAGTCGTCTGCGGCGTTGTTGTTGCTCCGGTCGATCAGTAGCGTCATGCTGATGCTCCTTTCGAGGTCGCTCTCGAATAGGCTGGGTAGGATTTGAGGCGGGGTCGTCGTGGTCGCTCGCGGCGGCCCTACGTGCCTGGGTCGGTGCGGCGCTGCGGCCGGTTGAGGCTGGCCGCGACGATCGCTTGCAGGTCGCCCTGCATCCCGACGACGCGCTCGAGCGTCTCCGCCGTCTTCTCCGCGATCTCCATCGCCGCGGTGTGGTTGTCGTCCTGCCGGCGCATCAGTTCGGTCGTGTCCGGGCGGGCGCGTAACTCGGCGATCACCTTCTCGCGTTCCATCGTCTCGAGCTCGCGCTTGTGGATGTCATCTTTCAGCGCTTCCTGCGCTTCGAGGAGCGATTCGCGTTCGCCGCGGAGCTCGGCGTTGTCGGCGCGCAGCTCCTCGTTCATCGTCTTGAGCATGTCGCGCGCCTCGCTGCCGCTCGACGTGTACCGCAACCCGAACCCGGCGATCAGGACGAGGGTGCCGATGATCGCGAGGCTGCCGCCGCTGACGCTTGACCAGTCGATGCCGAGCACGACAGGGACGGCCAGGAGCGGGACGATGAACGGGTTCATAGCTGGGCTCCTGCGGTTCGCTCATTCATCGACCCTGCCTACGGTCATGTCCCGTCGCTGATCCATTGGGCGCCGAAGAACGCGGCGGCGCTGTCGAATATGCCGGCGCTCGCAGTGCCGAGCAGGTTCAGGGCGACGCCTGATGTCTGGATCGTGAGCAGGCGGACGGTGTCGACGCCGGCGGTGACCTTGTAGGTGCCCGAAACGTTCAGGACTGAGTTCGTCGCGGCGAGCGGCGCGGGGTCGGTGTAAACGGCGATTTCCACGCCGGGATTCACCATCTCTATTCCTAGGCTGCGGCGGCCGGTGTTGTTGGGCGCGTATTCGCGTGCGCCCCAGAAGAAGTAGACGCCGGTCGTGTTGATCGTGATGATGCTCGGCGCGCCGACGTTGTCGTGCATCGAGTCGGTGTCGTAGATGTCGGCGAGCGTGAAGTTGCAGGCGGTGTTCGTGGCGGTGGCGATGGATTGGGTGCCGCCGACGGTGGCGAGACACCCGGGCGGCGAGTGAACGAAGTTCGTGTTGTCGCGGACGTAGGTGTTCATCTGGGCGGCCGTGAGCACGTTGCCGGTGACGAAGGTGATCGGGCTCGTCCAGGCCACTAGGCACCTACCTCATCGTCGGGGACGGCGCATCCATGCTCGAGGTTCTCCGCGACGAGCAGGCTGAGAGGCTCGCCCGGCATCCAGTTCTGGTTCGACGCGCGCGGCCGGTGTTTGAGGATCGCCATGATGCGGTCGGCATGGCGCGGCCAAAGCACGGTGTACCGCGACCCGCAGAACCCGTCCGGGTGCGCCTCGGGCGTCCACGGCTCGCACCGCCACTTCTTCTGTCCGATCCGGATCTGGTATGGCAGCGGGTCGGTGACAGCCTCGACGGCGTTCCCGCACTCACAGTCGACGACCCACCGGCCGTGGTTCACGTAGGCGCGGCTGACTGCCTCGGCGGCGCGAGGACGTGGCGGGATCGGGTAGGGCATCAGTATCCGAGGACTGCGGTGTTGGCGCCGCCGGTGGTGCCGAGCTTGCCGGTGCCGATGATGAGCCAGTTCGGCGCGGTCTGGGTGACGGCGCTCAGGCCGAACGTGACCTGCCAATAGCCGTCGGCGAGGCTGACGGAATGGTCGATCCGCTCGATGAAGAAGTCGCCGGTGATCTGGTTCGACGGGAGGCCGTGCAGCGTCGATGGCGGCGCGGTGCGTTTGACGGTGACCCGGTCGCTGATGTCGAGGCTGAGGAGCGTCTGCCAGAGCGTGGTGGTGCCGGAGGCGGTGGCGGCGAAGACGGGGTCGACGGTGATCCCGTCGATCCGGACCTGGTTGAGCTGGCCGAGCGACGACTGAACCGTCCACGCGGCGCGGTCGGCGCCCTCGTTCGGCGCCGTGGTCAGGATCGAGACGGTCTGGGTGCGGTTCAGGTAGTTGGTGATCGCCGAGCTCGTGTCTGTGTAGGTGAACGTGTCGCCGTTGCCGTCGGTGACGGTCGAACTCGTCCAGATCTGGCTGTCGTCGTAGGCGAAGCTCTGGTTGTCCTCGTAGTCGATGGTGCCGGTGCCGTCGTCGATCAGCGTGGCCTGGCTCGTCGTCGACCGGGAGGCCGTCGAGCGGTGGTAGCGGCTCTCGAACACGAAGCCCGCCGCTCCGACGGTGGGCGTGTGCATGCCGATGTAGTACTGGCCGTCCTCGGTATTCGCGACGTCCTGGCAGTGCTGCAGCCCGTTCAGATTCGCGGGCGCCAGGATGGCGGGCACGGTGCTGAGCCCCGTGTCGAGGTGGCCGAAGCTGGTGAAACCGGCGAGCTGCTCGACCGTCTGGATGCGCTGGTCGGTCGTCGCGCTCGTCGATCCGCCCGTCCACTGGAACAGGTTCAGGATCTTGAAGGCGTCGCTGAGCGTCACCGTCACGTACTCCTCGCCGGTGCCGCTGGTGACGAGCGTCCACCCGTCGACGTAGCCCTCGAAGATGTTCGGCACCGCGGCGCCTGCGACACACCAGAGGCGCATCCATTTCATCGGCTGGATGTTCCCGGCCCACGGCGTCTGGGTGTAGGTCGGCCCGTACTGGCCGAGGGTGTTGTCGAGCACAAGGGTGCAACTGCCGACGTCGAAGGTGCTGGCCGTGTTGTCACGGCCGCGGTGTGTCTGGAAGCCGACGAGGTCGCCCGCGATGTCGGCGGGGTTCGAGTGCGACGAGAGCGGCGCGCCGGCGAAGTCGGCGTACAGGTGCACGGTCGGCCACAGCGCGGTGGTCACTGGCTCACCAGCGGGGTGCGTTCGAGGACGTCGCCGCGAATGGTGCCGACGCGGCCGAGTTGGGTCAATCCGCGCCGCGTCGCGCGGGCAAGGCCGGCGGTGTCGACGACGGTGCCGTGCACGTGCTGTGTGAAGTTGACGACGGTCAGCCCAGACGCGGAGCCGGCCTGCGAGATGGCCTGCGCGACGCTCGGTACGGACTGGGCGAAGCTGGGGA